ATGAAGAAGAAGATGCGCGGTGGCGGCATGATGAAGCGTAAAATGGCTGGCGGCGGCATGGCTAAGATGGCTAAAAAGAAGAAGATGATGCGTGGCGGTATGGCAAAGAAGAAGAAGTAATTGCCTTACGTAGACAAATCTAAAATACACGGCCTTGGTGTTTTTGCAGATAGGGACTATTCTGTAGGTGACACTATAGAACTATGTCCTTATCTGGTTTCTAGCGAAAACGACATAGGCGATGAGTGTGTTCTTCACGACTACATGTTCTATTCACCGTATGAAGATGAAACGGATTTATTCTGTATACCATTAGGATTTGCCATGATTTATAATCATAGTGAAACACCAAATGCAGAATGGGATGTGTACGAAGAGGACGATGACTTTATTAGGTTCTACGCACTTCAAGACATAGCCAAAGGACAAGAGATACTACACGATTATGGGACCAGCTATTGGAGTAGTAGAGAAGCAGCCTAGTATTAAAGGGCAGCATCTATGGACATTTCTTTACAGCATAAAGAAGCGAGATTGGGAAGATGGCGAAGACAACAAAAGCAAAGGCGAAAAAGAAATCAGTTAGACCGCTTAAACTTGCGCCGGGTGGTGCGGCGAAGAGCAAAAGTAGAGTTAATGAAGCTGGCAACTACACTAAGCCAGCCATGAGAAAACGACAGTTTAATCGCATCAAAGCTGGTGGCAAAGGTGGCGCACCCGGACAGTGGTCGGCTCGTAAAGCCCAGATGCTTGCCAAGGCTTACAAGGCAGCAGGTGGAGGTTACAAGTCGTGAAGTGGAACATGTATTTGTACTTCTTGTATTCATAGGCATAGGAGAAGAGAAGAGACTAGAGAGCAACGATTTGTTCTTTAGAGATTTGAAAGAGTGTGTCTGGTACGCACAGACATTACATAAACAAGGGAATCTAGTTACTGCATACTGCCTTCCTAGATACGTTAACCCCGGCAACGTAAGGATATATTAAATGGACCCTATTAGTGCAATGGCAACAGCCAGTGCTGCATTCGGTGCTATCAAGAAAGGCTTTCAAGTAGGCCGTGATATTGAATCTATGGCATCTGACTTAGGCAGATGGATGGGCGCACTTAGTGACCTAGACATGCTTGAGAAAGAGGCAAAGAACCCGCCTATATTTAAAAAGCTGTTTGCAGGTAAGTCTGTAGAACAAGAAGCGATGGAGACATTTGCAGCCAAGCAAAAAGCTGAAAGCCAACGCAGAGAATTACAAAACTGGATTGGTTTGACTCTGGGTAAATCCAAATGGGATGAACTCGTAAAAATGGAAGGAACCATTAGAAAACAACGCCAAGAAACACTGTACAAACAAAGGCAACGTAGGCGTAAGTTTGTTGAGATTGTGGCATGGATAGTGATGTCTTTATTTGGTGCAGGTTGTCTTTTAGGGTTTATATTATTTCTTAAAGGTCTTGCAGCTAATGCAACTCCAGAATATGTGATATGCCGACTACAAGGATGTCAAACTATAGATGGTGAAAGACTTTGTATATACTACGGTCCTAATAATACTGTAGATAATGTGTGGTTGAATACTAGCGAATACTTTCCAAAAGAAATACAATGCAAGTATGATCCTAAAAATGAAAAGCCACCTAGTTTACGAGAAACATTTCAAGCAATAGAGAAGTCAAGAAAGTAATGAAAGCACCACAAAAAAGTTTAAAAGATTGGACTAAACAGAAGTGGCGTACAAAATCAGGTAAGCCATCTGCTAAAACAGGTGAGCGTTATTTGCCCTCTGCTGCAATTAAATCCTTGACAAGTGCAGAATATGCTGCTACAACTAGAGCAAAAAGAAAAGGTAAGGCTGCAGGTAAACAATTTGTAAAGCAGCCTAAAAACATTGCAAAAAAGACTGCTAGATTTCGGAGAGGCTAATGTTAAGTTTATTGATAGGACCAGTAACAGAACTGGCGGGAACGTGGTTAAATGGAAAAGTTGAAAAGTCTAAAGCAGAAACTGGTGCAAAAGTTGCACGGGCTAAAGCAGAAGCCACAATCATGGAAAAGAAAGCTACAGGCGAACTTGACTGGGATTTGGAAATGGCTAAAGGCAGTAGGTCATCGTGGAAAGATGAGTGGCTTACTATTCTGTTCTCTATACCTCTCATTCTTGCGTTCGTTCCGGGTATGGAAGAAGTAGTTGCAAACGGCTTTGCACAGCTACAAGCAATGCCAACATGGTATCAATATAGCCTTGGTGTTATTGTTGCTGCCAGCTTTGGTGTTCGCAGTGCTACTAGGCTATTTGGAAAAGGGTAGTCCTAGTGGCGAAGTGGAGTTTGCACGAGAGAACTACAGAAGAACAAGCGAGGAAAAATCGTGGCAGAAGTAACAATGGAGAGATTTCTACGGTGGAAAATACTCCCCCGTCTGATGATGATTGGGATGTCGCTATCGGCTTGGCGGGTAGTGGAGTGGTTCATGTCACTGCCAGACCCAACAAGTCAACAAGCAGCACTAGTGAGTGTGGTCACGGGGGCAATGACAGGTGCATTTGCGGTATGGATGGGGCATGAGAAACACTAATGTCAATGTTTAAAATGGAAAACACGGGCAATCATCCGTGGGAAAAAGAAAGATGTGCAATGAAATATCGCAAAGAAGATTTTATTGAGAAACTAATAAAGCATGAGGGTCTACGCCTTCAAGTGTATAAAGATACGCTGGGAATTGATACTATTGGTATCGGTAGGAACCTAGAAGACCGTGGCATTACGGATGAGGAACTAGAGTGGATGGATATTCCTAATATGGATGCTGTCCATGAGTATGGTATCTCTGAAGCTGATGCTATGTATCTAGCAGGGAATGACGTACAGATAGTCGAAGAAGAACTTGTTCGGGCGCACCCTTGCGTTAACAAGCTAGACGCTGTACGTCAACTTGTAGTAATGGACATGGCATTTAATATGGGTGTGCCACGTCTTTGCAAATTTAAAAAAATGTGGGCTGCTATTGAAAGCGATAATTATGAAACTGCAGCAAAAGAAATGCTTGACAGCAGGTGGGCAGTTCAGGTAAAATCGCGTAGTACAAAGTTAGCCCATGCTATGCATCATGGAGAGTTTAGTGGCTAGACAACTTACAGAAAAACAACAAGCACTACTCAACGTCTTGTTTGAAGAAGCAGGTGGTGATATGTTGCAAGCAAAGAAACTGGCGGGATATGCTGACACTTCTAGTACTGCAGAAATTGTTAAAGGTCTTAAAGAAGAGATACTTGAGGCGACTCAAATGTACATGGCACGTAATGCGCCGAAAGCGGCGATGGCAATGACAGGTGCGTTGTATGACCCTACAGAGTTAGGCATACGTGATAAGATGGGTGCTGCCAAAGAATTGCTTGACCGTGTAGGTCTGGTAAAAACTGAGAAGATGCAAGTAGAAGCATCAGGTGGTGTCATGCTAATGCCACCTAAAGCTGTTGTTGAGGAGGATGACTAATGGCTAAAAAAGTAACACCACCAAAGCCTTTAAAAGAGGCTATAATGGATGAGTATTTTAAAATTAAAAATAGTATGAAAGATGATATTGCTTTACGTACAGATAGTGAAATTATGGCATTGGCTAGAAAAAGAGTAAAAGAACAAAACCCAAAAGCTATTAAAAAAGCTACACGTAAACTAAACAAGGGCGCACAAGATTTTCGCAAAGGCGGCATGGTTCTTTCAACAGTGGACAATCGCAAAAACAAATGAGTAGAAGCATAGGCAAGTGGAAACTTCCACAGCCGACAGACATTAAAGAAGAAAACGAATGGGTGCAGATACCTCGCATTGCTAGGACTGTGCCTTTTGGATACAAAAAGAACGAACAAGACCCCGACATTCTTGACCCAATACCAACAGAACTAGATTTACTAGAAAAGGCACGTAGCCATGTAAATCAATATAGTTATCGTGAAGTAGCTAACTGGCTTAGTACAAATACAGGCAGATACATATCTCACGTAGGATTAAGAAAGCGGTTACTAAATGAGCGACAGCGTAAGAACCAAGCTAAAAGCCTCCTCAAGTGGGCAGAGTATGCGGAAACGGCGATCTCCAAAGCAAAGATACTCCAAGAAGAAAGAACAGGCGCAGCCAAAGCAGAGGGTTAGTATAGAAGAAATAGCAGCTACAGAGTATGATACATCTGTAGAAGAACATGCTAATATATTATTTAAACCTAATCCCGGACCACAAACAGAGTTTCTAGCTGCTGCGGAACGAGAAGTGTTATATGGTGGAAGTGCTGGTGGAGGTAAAAGTTATGCTATGCTGTCAGACCCACTACGATACATGGGGCATCCTGCATTTAGTGGATTGCTACTGCGACATACAACAGAAGAACTAAGAGAACTTGTATTTAAGTCACAGGAGTTGTACCCAAAAATCTGGCCCGGTATTAAGTGGTCAGAACGAAAGATGCAGTGGACTGCACCATCTGGCGCAAGGTTGTGGATGTCATACCTCGACAGAGATGATGATGTCTTGCGTTATCAGGGTCTAGCATTTAGCTGGATAGGGTTTGACGAATTGACCCAATGGGCCACACCATATGCATGGAATTACATGCGGTCACGTCTACGGTCCACTGCAGCAGACTTGCCAATTTTTATGAGGGCTACGACTAACCCCGGCGGTAGAGGTCATGGGTGGGTCAAGAAAATGTTCATCGACCCTGCAGTGTATAATAGAGCATTCGATGCAACAGATATTGAAACAGGAGAAGTCTTGCGATATCCCGCAGGACATGCAAAGGCTGGTAAACCTTTATTCAAAAGGCGGTTTATCCCAGCAAGACTATCTGACAATCCTTATCTGGCAGAGTCGGGTGACTACGAAGCAATGCTCTTGTCTATGCCAGAACAACAACGAAGACAATTATTAGATGGCGATTGGGATATCAAAGAAGGTGCAGCATTTACAGAGTTTGATCGTAGTATTCATATTGTTGAGCCTTTTGATATACCTAATAACTGGGTTAAATTTAGGGCTTGCGATTATGGTTACGGGAGTAAGTCTGGCGTTCTTTGGTTTGCAGTTGCTCCCGATGAACAACTTATTGTCTACAGAGAACTGTACGTTAGTAAAGTACTTGCCACCGACTTGGCAGAAATGGTAATGGACTTAGAAGCGGGTGATGGTAATATTAAGTATGGTGTATTAGATAGCAGTCTTTGGCACAAGCGCGGTGATACTGGTCCTAGTCTAGCTGAACAGATGATAAGTAAAGGATGCAGGTGGCGACCATCAGATAGAAGCCGTGGTAGTCGTGTAGCAGGTAAAAACGAAATACACAGACGTTTACAGGTAGATGAATTTACAGAGGAGCCTAGACTTGTTTTCTTTAATAGTTGCACGAACATTATCTCCCAATTACCAGCCATCCCTTTGGACAAGAAAAATCCAGAAGACATTGATACACATAGTGAAGACCACTTGTATGATGCGTTAAGGTATGGTATAATGTCCAGACCAAGGTTTAGTATATTCGACTTTGATACGGGGCATGGCCCAAGAAACAGCATGGCTGTTGCAGATAGTACGTTTGGATATTAATATGGAAATTATATGGTCATTAATGTTAACTGTGTGTTTTGATAGTCAAACATGTATAAAACAATCTGTACAATGGTTTGAGGAAAAACCACAATGTATAGAAGCACAACTAATACATGAAGATATACCTTTAGATGGTGATTGGAAATCTGTAGACTACAAATGTGTGGTAGTCGGAGCAAAGGAAGCGTAATGGCAGAAGAAGAAATTATGATAGAAGATGATGCTATTGCATTGGAAGATACAGAAGATTCTGTCACTGAAGATAGTGATGTATCGGGCATTATTCCTTTTGTTGTAGATAGGTATTCACGATCAGAGGACTATCGTTATCAAGATGAAGAGCGTTGGTTACGTGCTTATCGTAACTACCGTGGTTTGTATGGCCCTGACGTGCAGTTTACAGAAGCAGAAAAGTCTCGCGTATTTATTAAAGTAACAAAGACAAAAACGCTGGCAGCTTACGGGCAAATTGTAGATGTCCTGTTTGCAAATCAGCGTTTTCCTTTATCTGTAGAACCCACAGAATTACCAGAGGGAGTTGTAGAAGATGTTAGTTTTGACCCGAAAGAACCAGAAGAATTGCGTGGAGAAACTGCACTGTCCACTAGCCCATATGGTTTTGCAGGTGACGGTAATGATTTAGAGCCGGGTGCTACTGCACAAACATTACAAGAAAAGTTAGGTGTAGTACAAAATAAACTAGAGCCTGTTCAAGACAAATTAAAAGAAGGTCCGGGTAAAACACCTACAGCAATTACATTTAGTCCAGCTATGATTGCGGCTAAAAAAATGCAAAAGAAAATCCATGATCAGCTTGAGGAGTCTGGTGCATCTAAACATTTGCGTAACGCTGCATTTGAGATGGCATTGTTTGGCACAGGCGTAATGAAAGGCCCGTTTGCTACAGATAAAGAATATCCTAATTGGGGAGATGATGGTGAATATAGCCCAATGTTTAAAACCGTTCCACAAGTTGAACATGTATCATGTTGGGATTTTTATCCAGACCCTGATGCGAATAACATGGACGAAGCGCAATACGTAATTCAAAGACATAAAATGTCACGTTCACAGTTGCGTAGTTTAAAGAAACGCCCATACTTTCGTGATGCAGTAATTGACGAATGTATTATGATTGGTGAAAACTATACTAAAAAGTATTGGGAAGATGACCTATCTGACTACGCACCAGAGCATGGTATTGATCGTTTTGAAGTTCTTGAATATTGGGGTATGGTCGATACCGAAATGGTTTTAGATCAAGGAGTAGAAATACCAGACGAGCTACAAGACTTTGATGAATTACAAGCAAACATTTGGATATGTAATAATAAACTTATCCGAATGGTGCTTAATCCATTTAAGCCTAGCAAGATTCCGTATCACGCTGCACCCTATGAACTAAACCCATACTCATTCTTTGGTATTGGTATTGCAGAAAATATGGACGATACACAGACATTGATGAACGGCTTTATGCGTATGGCTGTTGATAATGCTGTGCTGTCAGGCAACTTGATTGTAGAAGTAGACGAAACAAACCTTGTGCCGGGTCAAGACTTGTCATTGTATCCGGGTAAGATATTCCGTAGACAGGGTGGCGCACCGGGTCAAGCTATCTTTGGCACTAAGTTTCCCAACGTATCTAGCGAAAACATGATGCTCTTTGATAAAGCACGTGTACTAGCAGATGAAAGCACAGGCTTTCCATCGTTTGCACATGGACAGACAGGTGTATCAGGTGTAGGTCGTACTGCATCTGGTATCTCTATGCTTATGGGAGCAGCACAGGGTAGCACAAAAACAGTTATTAAAAATGTAGATGACTATTTGCTGCGCCCACTAGGCGAAGGTTTCTTCCGCTTTAATATGCAGTTTGACTTTGATAAAGAAATTAAAGGCGACCTAGAAGTTAAAGCACGTGGAACAGAAAGTCTTATGGCTAATGAAGTACGTAGCCAGCGTTTAATGCAGTTCTTGCAGATTGCAAGCAGTCCAGCACTTGCACCCTTTGCTAAGTTCCAGTATGTAATTCGTGAGATTGCAAAGTCTATGGACTTAGACCCCGACAAAGTAACCAACAATATGGATGAAGCCGCACTACAGGCAGAGATTATGAAAGGGTTCCAACAGGAACTGCCGCAACCGGGGCCACAAGGCCCACAGACAGCAGCTAACCCTCTTGACCCTACAGGTGCAGGTGGCGGCACAATAGGCACTGGACAGGCTCCTGTGCCGGGTGAACAAGGATTTAGTGGAAATGGACAAGTACAAGCACCGCAAGCAGGTGGTCAGCCGCCTCAAGCCAATGACCAACAGCAACCCCCAGTGGGAAGCGTTCAATAATTACATAGATATTCTTATTGAAGAACAACATACTTCAATGGAACAAGCAGAACACTCTACTATAGTGTATAGATGTCAGGGTTCAGTATTAGCACTACGTAAATTAAAACAATTACGGGATGAAGTAAACAATGTCTGAAATGGCACTACCAAAACCTAAACCTTCTAAAGCTGTACAACAGAAGTTAAAAGCAGAAGAAACTGCTGCGTATGCAAAAAATAAAAAAAGAGTAATAGAGCATTTAAAAAAACGTGGTCTTAGAGATGTTGCTATTGCAGGTATTATAGGTAACATTGATGTAGAGACAGGCGGTACTTTTGATTTTCAACAGCGTCAAACAAAATCTGGCGATCCACGTGATCCTAATATTACTCCCGGTGGTGCGTATGGTTTATTTCAATTTGATGATCCTGCCTCTGGTGCAGCAGGACATGAGACTTGGTATAAACAGTATTTAGAAAAAACAGATAAAACAGATAGTCTAGAGTCTCAACTAGATTATGCTCTTGACATGATTAATGCTGGAGAAGATACGAAAGACCCTTTTTATGAGTTTTCTAGTAATATTGGTTCAAGAAATGCGGGTGTTATAAAAGGTTATTTTGAAGTAAGTGATGATCCTAAACAAGTTTCAGATAGTATTACAGATAGATTTTTAAAGCCCGGTGTAAAACACTCAAATAAAAGAAGAGAATCAGCAAAAAATGCTTTAGAAGAATTAAAACTCTTAGATAAAACAGACACTTTTCCTCCAGAGCGTGTGTTTGACGTGCCAGAAGAAAAAAGTATGTTTGAAAGAGTTAAGCCGTATATTCCTGTAGTACGGCATTTAAATGAAGGTGGAGCAATACCAATGGAAAGACAAATGGAAATGTTTGATGAAGGTGGTTTGTCCACAGACGAAGATTTTAAGGAAGACTTAGAAGGCACATTTGAAATTACTCCTGAAATGCAAGAACGCATAGATGAAATGACTAAAGAAGAACGTGATGCTTTGCGTAAAAAACTTGTTGCAGATGCGATGGAGCGTATGCTTTCTAAGTCACCAGAAAAAATAGATCGTTCAAAATTTATACAACAATACGATGAGGGTGGTCTTGAACAAGATGGTGGAACGATTGATCCTATATCTGGCAATGATGTACCACCGGGTTCGTCACAAGAAGAAGTGCGCGATGATATTCCAGCACAGTTAAGTGAGGGAGAGTTTGTATTCCCTGCTGATGTAGTGCGTTACATTGGTCTTGAGAAACTCATGCAAATGCGGCAAGAAGCCAAAATGGGCCTCAAGATGATGGAAGAGATGGGCCAGATGGGCAATAGTGATCAAGCTACTATGCCGGATGATTTACCTTTTGATATAAATGATCTTGACATGGACGATGAAATAGACGATAATATACAGAACTTTAATGTAGGTGGTATGCCCATGCCTAATCCACAAACAGGGGTATTCTACACACCAAGCACGTCAGGCGTTGCAACATCTCCTGTTCAAGCAGCATCTGCACAGTATCAACCTAATATAGCAGAACCAGTGCGTCCACAACAAGCACCTGTGCCTATATATCAACCAAGAGAAATTCCACAGTATGTTCCTTTTATTGGAGGTGGCGCACCAAACGTGGAGCAAGAAACAAGGCAGTTTATTAATGATGAGGGTAATATAATTAATGTTATATTTAATAAAGCTACAGGTGAGCCTCTCAATGAAGCAGAAAAAGCTAAGATAACTGAAGGATACAGACCATATGATCCTAATGCACCAAAGGTAGAAGATACTACTGTAACACCTACGCAAGTACAGACAGCTACAGTAACAGGTGAGGGTGGTAGATCACCAGAAGAACAAGAAGCTGAAGAAGAAGCTAGGCGTAGGTCAAAACAAAGAATACAAGACTCTAAAAACTTGTTCGGTTTAGAAACTATGGAAGGTGTTTTGGAAGGTATTGGAGGCACGTTTGGTACGTATGGTCCTGACAGTGTAGGTAAGATGACAGGAACAGGGTATATAATAGGTAAAAATGGACAGCTACTTGATCCTTCCACTGGTTTGTTAGTCAGAGGTGGAGACACAGGAATTACTTCTCCTTTTGCTCTCATATCTGGTATTACTGATCCTAGATATCAAAATCAAAAACCGTTTAATGCAGATTTTATGAATGCATTACCCGACAATGTTAAGGGAAGGTTTGTTGATAATCTACGTAATAATCCTGCATACTTTAGTGAACGATTTAAAAATACTACCTCTATTGCTGAAGTTCGTGATTCTATTCAAAAAGCAGATGATTTTGAAAAAGACTTTAAAGATAAAGGATTTGTTATAAATAGTGATGGATCATTTACAGCTAGACGGGGTGCTAGTAAGGCAGAGCAAGATGCCGCTGCTGCTGCTGTTCTTGCCTATGCTGAAAGTATGTCTGAACCTGATGACGATGATGATGATGATGGCACATTTAATAGATTAGTGCGTGAATCAATGGCTGCTAAAGCAAGAAGAGAAAGAGGCATGACCCGACCACTGGATAAAGGGGCAGCAGAACGCAGGGCGAAAGCACAAAGACAACAAAATATTTTAGCAGATCAAGAAAGAAGACAAGAAAGCCAGTTGTCTGCTGCACCAACTACAACTGAAGAAGTTATACGCTCTCAAGAAGGTCCGGGTTCTGGAATGGCTCCACAAACTAGACAAGACCCCGGAAGAGATAGAGGTCCGGGTAGAGAATCTTTTGGAAGAGAAGGTGGTATGGGTGGAAGATTCCGTGCTAAAGGCGGCTTGATGGAAACTCCTAAACCCAAAGCTAAAAAGAAGATGAAGCGTGGTGGATTAGCTTCTAAAAAATAATCCACAATATGTTGGCTACTCATCCCCCACGCCCAACAGTGTGGCTACGGTGGCCCCAACAAGGAGACTGAACAATGGCTGAAGAACAGCAAAAAGAAATGGTGGTAGAGACACCAAAAAAAGTATCTATGATGGCACGGCCTTACACTAGTGAAGAGCGTACTAAAAAAGACGAAGAAGAACTAGAACAGCTTCTCAAAGAACAAAAGGGTGAAGTAGAAGAAGAAGTTGAAGAAGAACCCAAAGGCGCAGAAGAAAAAACATTTAAGAAGCGTTACTCTGACTTACGCCGAC